CGTCAGCTGTTAGGAGAAACGACAGATAAAGAAGGCGCACCACTAGAGGCTTTAAATTTAAATTTCGGGCAGCTTGCAGGGATGCAAAATGCACTTAACAGTTTGTTTATGCAAAGTCCCGATCGCTCTGTAAGAGAGGCCGCAGATTCTTTAAGAGAAGCCGTCGAAACACAGATGGACGATCTACTTATGGTAGAGGCACGTCGTAGGTTAGCAACGGAAGGCATTAATAACCCAACACCTCCTGTATTAACTAAAAAATTAGAAGAAATAGCAGGGCCGTTAATAGAAGCTAATAAAGAATTACGAGTTCGAAGTCAATCAATAGAACGTAAATGGTTAAAAGACTTCGTAACTCAAGAGCCGAATCAGATTGCGGATTTTGTTTTATCGTCTAGTCCAAAACAAGTTACGCAACTGATGGATCAAATCTATTTGTTACCGGATTCTATCGTTAGGTTACAAAACTTACGTCAACTCGTTTTAGAAAGGATGCGTAAAGAGTTCGACGGTATGCCTTTAGTAGAACAAAATAAAGCGTATACAGAGTTTTTAGAAAAGAACGAAGAACAATTACAAGCCTTATTTCCTGAATCTGAATTTTTACAAATCACAAGTTTTAAAGAGGCGCAAGAAAAAGCGATACAAGAAGTAGCTCGTATTACTGAGGATTTGACGCAATTAGAAAAAGAGTTAGGTAAAAAACCTGCTGATTTCATTAAAGACTTTTTATTGACAGGGTCTAGTGCTCGCGCTACAGGGGCAGCTGATACTTCAAGAGAAGAGTTCGGTGAATTAGTACAAGATAATCCAGCTTTAAGGCCATATATTAAAGCTCTCGTTAAAGATTTTTTCAAAGGTCAATACGAAACGACGAGAACTGGTCGCGATACGATGTTCGAGGTTGGTGGTTTCGATGTCGACGCTTTAACTAGATTCGTTAACAACGATATTCCACAAGGGCCAACGGGAACAGCTAAATTAGCTGCTATTTTTAAACCTTTGTTCGGCGATGAAGAGGGAGCAAAATACGCGCAAGATTTAAGAATGTTGCAACAGCTGTTATCAAGAGGAGCACAAAGAGCTTCCCGAAGCCCGATGCAACAAGGGCCGATCGCTAATCAAGCTATTGATGATCATTTAGAAGAGCTAACTTTTGCGACAAGATTATTTATCGCCCCTCTTACACAAACGGGTCGTCGACTTACAGCAGCAGTGGCTGGTTATAGAGATAAAGCGAAAAGTGACGTTTTAGAAATTTTAGCAGACCCGTCGAAGTTAAGAAAATTGTTAGAAAAGCGAGAGAGAAAAATGTCTCGTAGAGAGTTTTATAAATTTTTAGGCGGGGTAGCTGCTGCTAGAGAATTTGGCCCAGATATAGGTAGTGAGACTCAAGAATCACCTGCAGACAGAGTAATTAAAAAAGTTAGAGGCCCGATTCAAGACACTCAAGATATTATAAGACAAAGTTTAGATATTATCCGCTCTCCAGGAGCGCCCATATGAAAATAGACGTTTTCCAAGCACCCAGAATAGACACGAACGATAGGGCAGTCGAACCCACACGGATGCAACGCGGTGGTGATGTCGATTTAGAAGCGTTTATGCGTGATAATCCTAGGGTCGCTGAAATTATACAGTCTAACACGCCTGCGACTACGACTACATCAGCCACTACGACTACATCTGCTCCTGTCGGAGACGATGTTGCTGACCGTCCTATAGGTAACACAAATTTAAGTTTCGGAGACGCTTACGCACTTTGGCAGGCCTCTAAACCTGAACCTCCGCGCAGACCGAAAGGTATGGGTGCAGCGAGTAAAAGTTACCAAGCAGCTAGAAAGAAATACGAACAAGATTTTGAGGCTTGGAAAAATAGTGAACCCTTTATTGATGCCGGTATTGGTAGCGAGGGTGGAGTATATATCCCGCCGAGCAGGGTTGGCACGGGTGATCCAGGAGATACAGGTGGCACGGGTGATCCAGGAACATTAGATGACTTTGAAAGACGTTTAACAGCTGGTGAATTAACTCTTCAAGAAATTCAAGATGCCATCGCGGGAGGTATATTTAACGAACAATCAGTTCTCGACCTTATCGCTAATTATCAACTTACTGAAGATCAGTTAGCTCAATTATTCTCACAAGGGTTGCTTACAGAAGAACAAATATTAGCAATAGTCGAAGGAGAGGTCGAAGACGCAGTAGCTGAAGAAACTCTAACAGGACTTACAGAAGAACAAATTAATGAGTTAGTTCAACAAGGGTTAGCGGGTCTCGATATGTCGAACTACGCAACCCAAGAAGATATACAAGGTTTAGAAGCACTATTCCAAAATTATTTAACGCCTGAGCAATTAGAAGCCTATTTACCAAAAGACCAATCAGAAACGATTAGTGCGTTAGAAAAGAAGATAGTAGATTTAGAACAACAATACGGTAATGTAACTTCACAGTACGAAGCTGATGCTGTTAATCAGCAAATAGCAGATACGAAACAACAGGTGCGAGATTTTTATGCCTCTGCACCACCCTCTGGCCCACGAACAGGCTCTACTTCGCAATTTAAATCTGGTACTTCGTTTCTTCCAGGAGGTAGCCCGATGGCTAACTTGATAGAGGGGCAGAGGAAAGATCTAAAACTAGATCCGTTTACATCATATCTAAAAACATTTACGCCGAGTTATAGTGAATATAACGAGCCGTTTAGTCCTGAGGAGTATAACAAGAGAACTCAGCCGTTTATGGATGGTATGTACAATAATCCGTTTACTGGCGGCATGTCATATAAACCACCAGCAGGTCGTAATCAGGGTGGACGGGTTTCTAACGGTATTATGGATTTAACGAATTTTGATACGAATGTACAGCCTTTCCAAAATGCTTTTCGGCCTAATGTACCAAGGAACTAATTATGATACCTCCTATGACTAATCCACCAAGTCGTTTAGACCAATTACGAGCTAACGCTGGCCCGATGCCCCCCGTTGGTGGCGCTCCTATGTCCCCTCCCCTCCCTGCTAGGAGACCACCTATGCCGCCTGCCGGTAGTGCAGTACCTAAGCCCCCTGCAACTCTCCCTACCGGCGGGTCGGTTCCTATGCCTCCTATGCCTCCTATGGAGGAACCTGAAGAAGATCGTCTCGCAGCCTTATTAGGTGGTATGGAAGAAGAGCCGATGATGCCAGAGGAAGAAGGTTTTTCTACTTCAGACGTAGCTACTGGTATAGCGACTTCTGCGTTACAAATATCGGGTTCACCTGAACAAGCTCTAATGGCAGTAGAACAAGCAGCCGACGAATTACGAGCTATGTTATCGTAACCAATCTTCCCACTTGTCATCGCCTAAGACTTCTTGGGCGAGATCAAGTTTATTACGAAGGGCTGTTACGATTTTTTCGTCTACTGTATCTTTAGCAACGAGATCAACATAAGTTACGTTATTCTTTTGTCCGATACGATGCGCTCTATCTTCTGATTGTAGACGCTTTTCTAAGTCGAAGTTATTTGAGTAATAAATTACGTTTTGAGCTTCAGTTAGCGTAATCCCGTAGCCGCCTGTTTGTGTATTACCTACGAAAAACCTGAGCGATGAATCAGGGTCTTGGAACTGTTTAATTACACGCTCTCGTTCATCAGGAGTTGTATCTCCGAAGTAAGACGCTACTGCGTCTGCACCAAACAAACCTTGTAGCGTTTCGACTATCTCTAAAATATTTTGTCTGTAATTAGCCCAGATAATTATCTTGCCTTGCATCTCTGCAATAACTTCGATAAGTTCGTCTATACGGTTGTTATTAATAGGTGTTTCCGTGCCGTCATCACTTTTTATATGACCGCATACTATTTGGTGTAACCGTAGTAGTTGAGTGAGTACATTAGTAACACTAACCGTTTCTTGATTAGCTAATTCAGTAATCGCTAACTCTTTTAATTCAGCGTAAAGTTTCTTTTGCTCGGTAGTAAGCGTTACATCCCGACGAATATAAAGTTTCTCCGGCAGGTCTAGACAGTCGCTTTTTAAGACTCTGTAAGAAAAACTATCTAGTTTTTGTGATAGCTCATCTAAGTTCCGATACCCAACGACTTGCCGCACAGTCCTACCGCCAAAGTAACGATTAACTACTTCGCCGTAATGGTTTTGGAAAGAGTAGTACGACGTATATCCAAGTAAGTTTGTTTCTAATACTTCTGTTTGGCTGTACAGATCTAGTGGTGATTGGGTGATAGGCGAGCCAGTAAGGATACGACGATACTTTGTATTTTTAGCTAGTTTCGTAATCGCTTTAGTACGGGACGCTTTCGGGTTTTTAATCGTCGTAGATTCATCTACCGCGAACAATACTTGATGGCCGAGGATAAAGTTCTCAGTAAATTTGACACCTTTAGCTGTACTAAACGCTTCGACGTTGATAATAAATATTTTGAGTTTATCTAGGTCAGTATGAAAGAGTTTTACTAAATCTGCTTTTTCTTGTTTGCGAGGCGCAGGCGACCATACTGCGACATGTCTATCTACATACTCTGGTAAATGGTCAGGTATTTCTTTAGTAGACCAGTTTCTATATACACCTTTCGGTGCGACTATAACGACGGCATTGATAGCGCCCTTGCCGTATAAAATGCCGATCGTATCTATAAGAACTTTTGATTTACCTGTACCCATCTCCATGAATAACCCGTAGTTAGGTTTGTTCCATGAGCGAAGCAAAGCAGTTCTCTGGTGCGCAAACGGCTCCGTTTTGAATTCGTACTTCAAAGTTATTCCTTTCTAAGTTCTAAAAGTAAGTATATAGATTTTTATAAATAAATAAAATTTCCGTTTCTGCGGGACGCCTCTTAATAGTTCTAATAGATCCTATTAGTTTTTAGCCCTTTGTATTCTTTCGGTAAAACAAGCACTTAACACCGTATCTATTAGACGTATTAGTCTATTAAAACGATTTATAAATTTTTTTATAAAAAATAAAATTTTTAGATAGCTAATAGAAATAGCCCTTTACTCTCGAAAACCGGCTAGGTTAAGGTAGAAGGTCTATAAAGGAGAAATTAGAAATGACAGTCTATGTAGTCCAAGAGGTTCCTGGACGCAATCTAGTCCCTGCGCAGAAGTTCGGTGACTTAGAACTCTTATTGCCTGCGAAAACTAATTTGATGTTATCAACAGGCCCAGAGGTATCCCGCCTTAAAAGGAAACTAATAGATTTCAACGACGATGATTATCTTTTATTGATGGGCGATCCTGCTGCTATAGGTATTTGTTGTGCTGTTGCAGCAGCGATTAATAGAAGATACAACGTACTGAAATGGGACAGACAAGAGATGACCTATTATCCAGTGTCGTTTGATCTAGGAGGTAGTACCTCATACGAGATAGGAGAGTTACATGCGTAGTGACGAAGAAGCGTTATCTTTTGAAGAACTTACAGGAGCTTCATCAGAAAAAGAATGGAACGAAACTACTTTAGATAGTGAATATGCGAAGATCAGCTCTACAGCTGTGAAACTACAAGATTTACAAAACGAAGTAGAAAACCTAGAACAAGAACTAAAACTCAAGAAAGAACAGCTGCGAGTCGTTGAGGAGCAAGAATTACCTGAAGCGATGCAAGCAGCTAACCTAAAAGAAATCGTATTAACAAACGGATCGAAAGTAACGGTCAGCGAGTTCTATAAAGGTTATATCTCAGAAAAGAACCGAGTAGCAGCACACGCTTGGCTCTTACAAAATAATCACGGCGGCATAATTAAACACGAAGTTAACTTACGGTTCGGTAAGGACGAAGGTGATAAAGCTAATGACGCTGTTCAAAGTCTCAAACAGAAAGGGTTAGACCCTGCTGTTAAAGAGAGTGTTCATCCGCAAACGCTAAACGCTTTTGTGAAAGAACAAATGACAAGTGGGAAAGATCTTCCTGCAGACCTATTCGGGATATTTGTCGGATCCCGCGCCAAAATAAAATAGAGGTAACTATGGCTAGTAAGAAAGTAGCTGAGGCTGATTCCTCAGACATTATCCCTTTCGATGACGATCTGTTATCGGCAGGTACGGGGCTAGAAGAAGCAGGGGCAGATGATTATGCGATACCGTTTTTGCGCGTATTACAATCAATGTCTCCGCAGCTAAAGAAAAGTGACGGTAAATATATACAAGGTGCTGAAGAAGGAATGTTCTTCAATACTGTTACCGAATCTATTTACGACGGCACTGAGGGCGTAAGCATCATCCCTTGTGCTTACAAGAAAAAATATATTGAGTGGATTCCTAGAGAAAAAGGCGGCGGCTTCGTATCTGACGAGCACTCTGCGTCTATTCTTAAACAGTGTAAGAAAAACGATAAAGGTCGTTTTATCTATACTAATGATAACGAGATATCGGAAACTGCGGAGTACTATTGTATCTTAGTAGCAGATGAATCTGCACCTGAGCAAGTACTGCTTAGTCTTACGTCATCTCAGTTAGGTTTTAGTCGTCGTTGGAATACGATGCTAAATAACGCCCGAGTTAAAAATGCGAAAGGCGAATCCGTAGCTGCTCCGATGTTCTCTTACATTTATAACCTCACCACGATTCCCCAATCGAACGACCAATATAGTTGGATGGGTTTATCTGTAGAAAAGAGCAGACCGACCCCCATGTCGTTAGCTATGTCAGCTTTAGATTTCATGAAGGCCGCTAGGTCTGGTGAAGTAGAAGTTAAACACGAGCAAGAGGGTGTCGTCACTGATGCCGAGGACAATGACGAAGACGTACCGTTTTAGGCAATCAAGGGTGAGCAATGTCGATACAAGAGGAGTTTGCCGCCCGTTTCGCGGGGTTGAGACACGGCTATAGTGTCTTTACCCCGACGAAAGAAACGAGAGAGGACGGTAAAGCAAAAGGTAAATATGTAACAATTTCACAAACGCTCAATCAAAAAGAACTAATAGCTATATGGGCAGAGCATTTGAGAGGGGAGAGAAGTTTAGGGATCGTTCCAATAGATGAAGATAATATGTGCGTTTGGGGTGCCATAGATATCGACGATTACCCGTTAGATCTAAAAGGTCTATCAAAAAAGATTAAGAAATTTAAACTTCCACTGGTGGTGACGCGATCTAAAAGCGGTGGCGCTCACATCTTCTTATTTGTTTTTGACCCAGTGCCTTGTTCTCTTATGCAACGCAAGTTGCGTCAGATATCTGCAGCGATAGGGTTCGGACAATCAGAAGTTTTTCCAAAACAAACCCAGCTTTTATTAGAGCGAGGGGATAGGGGTAGTCCGTTACAAATGCCCTATTTCGGTGGCGAGGACTCTACTAGCTACGGATTTAGCGGGACGGGAGGGGTTTTAACGCCTAAGAAGTTTTTGGAATATTGTGACGATATCGTCTTAACAGAAGAGGAATTAGAAAAGTTAGAAGTATCTCCGATAATTGAAGATGCAGAGTGGTTAGACCATTCACCTCCCTGTTTAGAACACCTAATAGCTCAAGGTTTCCCGAAAGGTATGCGTAACTCTGGACTGTTTAACGTAGGTGTGTTCCTGCGTAAAAAGTT